ATAATAAGCTAATTCCCAACTACTATCAAATATTATATCATTATACAAATAGCTTCTTGAAATTTTTATATATTTTTTACCATACTTATTAAATATAGAATCTATTGCGTTTTCTTTAACTGTTTTTATTTGAAAACCTGTACCTTGTCCATTATTAGATTTACAACTTTCTATACGTTTTTGTTGATTTTCAGGAAGTTTTGATAATTCTATCATCTTTTGATGATGTTTAGGATCTTCCATTGGACTATGATAACCAGTATTTTTAAATTCTGTTTCAGATTTTAACTTATATACTTCCGGATCTGCGGTAGAACATGCTCTAGAACTATGTTTTCTAAAACCTTTTCGTAATGAAAACCATTGTGTATCTTTTCCACAAACAGGACAAATACCTTCGTCTTTTTGTTTTAAATACTGAATATAATAATCTTTTGATAATAAATTATGAACTTGATTTATATGCGAAGCTAAGCCAGTATAAGAATTAAGTTCACGATTACATATTTTACATTGTATCATTTTAATCTCCAGAATTTTATAGTTATGGGCATCATAACTTATTTTATTTATAAAATAAGTTAGGGAAAGGTTGCCGCCTTTCCCAAGTGAACTGGAGATTTCACCTGTCCTTATATTCTATTTATTTCTCGTATCGACCATGGCTACGCTGTCTATTCACGTTTTCGATATTCTTTTCTCGATAACATGCATAAATCTCGGAAGGTGTCATATTAAGATTTACAAAAATTTTCATAAACTTAATAAACATCTTATCGCCAATTTCTTGAATTTTAAGCGGATCTTCCTTCCAAGTATCGTATACGCGCCAATCTTTATAACTTGCACAATTCTGATACAAGTCACCGACAGCGACAATAAAATCACCGATAAGATACTGAAGGCTATTGGAACCGATAGTACCGGTCTTAGTGTCTTCGACTGCCAAATCATAGAACTTCTGAAGAGTCATCTTCGGACGATACTTAAGATAGAGCAACTGGTTATAAACGAAGTGTAATGCGTCAACTGCTTCAGCCTTACCTTCTGCGGTAACTTCGAAATTATCCTTTTCGAGCTGTTCCATAAGTTCGAACAATTCAGTGACTGTACTCATCATGAAATAACCTGAACGCTTTGCATTCTGATGGTTATCTTCCTTATTTGTCGGAGCAAGAGTACCACGCTTTGCAGCAAGAATATTCTGAAGTGCTTCCTGCATATTATACATGGTTTCAAGAGCTGTTGCTTCAATATATTCTTCTGGAAAATCCGGAAGCTTAATTTCAGAAGCCTTCAACTGTAGTGGAAGCGGAACTGATTCTGCGAACTTCTTCGCTTCTTCTGCTCGTTTTGCCAACTGTTCCTGAAGAACTACAAATTCATCACGTTCTTCCTGAACATTACCATACATTTCACCTGTACTAATCATATTAATTTACCATTTCCTTCTTTTTAGTTTTCTTTTTTGGTTCAACTGTTTCTTCAATAGCCTGAGCTTCCAATAATTTATTATATTGATTAGCCATGTCCATTGCTTTAATCATATCAGTTTGTTCATTTAAAATTAATTCATCGTTCAAGAGATATTCTTCATCACTTAATCCAAGTAAGTTCTTTAGTAAAAACTCACGAGAAAATAATGGTCGATTTTCAAATGCACACGTATAATTAATTGGTATAAACTGTGAAAAAACTGATATTATATGACCTATACGTTCAGCTCTATTTAGCAGTTCATCACCAGTCACCGCCGAAGTATGGGATTGGTTTACTGATGGTTTCGATTGCTTTTTTGCCATAATCATTATCTCCAATTGTATATATTTTTGTATTATTTTCCTCATCCATTTCGATTTCTATAATTCGTAAATTATATTCATCGCAAATAGAATTGGCTTCTTCTAATGTTCCTTCAAATATAGCAATTTCTAATTCTTCTGCTATAGGTCTACTACTTAAATTTCTAATTTTCTTAATCATAAATTATCGAATAATAATTTCAAATTCAGAAGCGTACTTCTGCATTGTTTCAACTACTTTATCATAGGTAATCTTTTTTAAATTCTTAGGAATCATCATACTACCCTTATTAATTAAATCTGCACAATTTGCAAAACGCAACAACTTACGTTCTTCTCGCATAATAGTAATTGAATCAATTTCATTATTAAAATCTTTCTTTAATAAATACTTCTTAATATTCTTAAGAACCATTTCATAAATCTTAACTAATTCATTTACTTGACCCTTATCTGTGGCAGACATTAAATACATAATACCCTGGTTTACATTATGTTCAATTGAACCAGATGAGAAATAAGATAATCCACGCTTTTCTCGAATTTCCTTATACAATGGAGAATTCAAACCGCCAGTTAACATTGATAAACCAATTGCTACATATGGGAAATCTGCTCGAGACACTGTTTTCTTACACATAGCAAAAACAGTATTCTTTTCACCTTCTGGAGTTTCCTGTAATTCAAGCTTATGATTTTTCTTCCACTTATACTTAGTAGATTCTCTATTTGCTGATTTATAATCTGCCTTATACTTTACCTTTACACCTTCAGTCTTAGTTGGTCCGATTTCAATAATGCGAGATGGCTTAAAAAATTCCTTAAACAATTTCTTTGCATCAGCCAATGTAAAATTAAGAATATCATCACCCTTACCGATTACTGAATAAGTACCAAAATGTTCACGAAGCAAATTTGCGAATGCACCTTCAGCTGGATCATTAAATACATCTAAATATTCTTGATATACAGTTTTCTTTTCATTTTCAAATGATTCTTCTGTAACATAATCATTAAACTTATTTACAATTCGATCAATAAGTAGCTTTTTCATATCATGGGTAAAATATTTTTCCATTCCAGTAAAATGAACTACAACATGCTCAGGTGTGGTATATGCATTAAAATCAATATTATATTTCTGAAGTGTATCGTACTGATCTTTAAATGTTTGACAAATCAGATGTTCCATCAGATGATGACAGCCTTTCTGATATTCTGCTTCATAAGTTGAACCAGCATCAAATACAATATAAAGTCCAGTTTTCTTAAAACTACGTTTTTCGTAAATATACATTTTGTTCCTTTTTATAAATTAAATTTGTTCAACGGTTACACCGTTACGTTTTAGAAATTCTATTCCTTTAGACCCACGATCATATTCATCAACATACATTACATGTTTAATACCCGATGCAAAAATTAATTTTGCACAATTTTCACATGGTGCTAATGAAATTACCATTGAGCAATTTTGTACAGGGATATGACTTTTACAAGCTGATGCAATACAATTCATTTCTGCATGTAATTCATTTTCTAAAGAATACTCATGATGTTTTTCTCGCCAAATTTGTTCAGTAACAGTTTTCCATGGCTTCGTTTTATCGTTACGTAACATATATTGTTGATACCCATTGTTAATGTTATCACAAAATAGTTCATTACAATTACATTGTCCTGTTGGAGTACCATTATAACCGCAACAAAGAATCCTACCATTTTCTACTAATAATGCTGCAACATGTAATCTAGCGCATTTGCTAAATGTTTGATATTCTTTTAAAACTTTTTTATAAAGTGTTTTATAGTCATTCATAAAATAAAACATAATAATTAAGGTAGTAAAATACCTTAATTATTACCTCAGTTAAAATGTTACAAAATTAAATAATCTCAACATAACAATATTGAGGTAACTCATTAATTGTTATATAGCCGTCATCAACAATAGGTTTATTTTGCGCTGCCAACTTAGTAATATTAGCAATAGAATTTGCATATTTAGGATTGTCCTTGATATAATTCCAAACATTATCAGCAGAAACAATAAACATACGGCTCCAATCTTTTGATACACAAAGATATAAAGACAAACCATCATCCTGGTGGAAGAACATTACAGAACTAACAGGAATAGACCCGGCTACATAAGAAGGTAATCCACCCTTACGAGATACTTTAATAGGCATACTTGCTACCTTAAGATCCCATCGATAACCATTCATATAGAAATCTCCGAATTTTCGATCAAAATCGGTAAATTCATAATTTTTCTTATCAACCATATGCTTACGATATAGTTTAATATATTCAGGATTCATAGTCTTATGCAAAATATTAATTTCTGATGCATTCCATTTTACAATAGAAATAAATCCAAGCTCTTCTGTATTACCATAATTTTCAGGATTTACAGTTGGTGGATTTGCTCTACACGAATTTTTAATATCTTGTGCCTTATTACCAAACGCTGAAATAACTGTAGTTTGATCTATATTATAAATGTTATTCATTTTAAGTTGTCCTTTGTAATTACGAGTGGCCATAATTACCGATGTTTAAAATAATCCCTACCACGATCAGGATTTAATTTATTTATCTTACAGACTGGATAGTAGCCACGTAATCACTTTGGTTAACGGTTAATATACTTAAACCAGAATTAAATACAAATGTAGAAAATTCTTTTGCAGATGGTTGTTCAGTCCATGTAATTTTGTTGACTTTTTCACGAATGGCCTGTACGTATTCTGTAGGAATTGCTTCAAAAGATACAAGCTTTGTATTTCGCTGGAAAGCTTCATTCAAATTGTTTTCATCAAGCCATGCCTGTAAATCATTATTAATGATTTTTTCAGCAGTCTTAACTCCTGTACCTTTCTTTAAACTCGGAACATCGTCCCCACGATCACCTGTAATAATTTTAACAAGTAAATCAGTATCAGGATTTAATGTAGAAAGGAATTCTTTCTTGATACCGTCATACTGGTGATAATTCGGATATTTAAAAAGTTGGAAGAAATCTCGGTCAGATGATACATTAGTAATTTCCCATTCTGGATTATACTTAGTGATAACTCCAATAATGTCATCTGCTTCACATTTAGGCACTTCAATAAATTTAATATTCGTCTTTTCAAAGACTTTTTTAATTCGTTCAAGAAGATTGCTCCAAACGGCAAAGAATGCATCAAAATTTACAATTGACTGTTCACGCTTTGCACTTCTACTTGACTTATAGTCAGGATAGAAATCCTTTCTCCATGAACCACTATCAATACAGCAAATTACTGCATTAGGAGAATTATCTGAAATTGTTTTAAAGAAAGAACTAAAGAATGTTGCCTTAAACAGGTCAAACTGTTTTTCTTCAGGTCCGGGTGTATTTGCGAACAATGCTCGCATAATCATATTAGATAAATCGATAATAAGAACTTTTTTATTCATACTATCAAAATATAGTAAAAAACCACGCAGCGGCAAGGTTACGTGATTTTATTTGAGTTTTTTTTTTTAAACTTCATCAATTGGAAGATTTTCAAAGTATTCGTCTTCAAAGTTTTTCTTCTTCATGAAATCACGAATAATCTGTGCATGATGAAAACCCAATGGTGGTAAATCATTGATATTAAACCACTTTGCTTCCGCTGCATCATCAGAACCAACTGCTTTATCCATATCCTTTGCATGAATACGAACAGAGAATGCAACATCGCAAATCTTCATTCGTGGGTCAAAATTATGCCCATACGTCTTAATCTGTTCAAACTTAGATGGATGATAATCTAGAGTAGTTTCTTCACGGAATTCTCGTGCTGCGCCTGCATCAAGGTCAGCATCAGTCTTTTCAAAAAATCCACCAGGCAAACAAAAATAATTCTGATATGGCTTATTTTTTCTACGAATCAAAAGAATCTGATCACCATTATAAGCTACAACATCAGTAGTGACAGAAGGTTCGCCCCAATGGTTCTGTTCCTTCTTAATAGCATATTCCTTAAGGAACTCTTCCATTTCTTCTTCATAACGGTCACCATTCTGGTTATAAAGACCATTTTCCTTAATTACTTCAAATGTCTTCTTATTGATATAAGATTGAACTTCCTTATACTTTACTTCTGGGTTACGATAAAAAATTTCTCGAACCTTAGTGGAAGAGATTTCATCACAATCGTATAACTTAATTGTCTTTACATTATACTTATCGGCGTCACGAAGTTCGCCTTCACCCTTACGACGTGCAACCATGAAACTGTAAGTCTTCAAAAGCAAATCATAGTTATGCCACTTTGCATCAAGCAGTGCATTCCATTCATCTTCACCAACTACGATAGTGATTTCAGAATCCTGTCCATTAAACTGTTCCTGAAGAAAAGAATAAGTACGCTTATGCTGTTCAACGATAATCGGTGTCTTAGTCTTAAACAAAGACTTCATAGTCTGATTGATAACATCAAAACGTTCGGACAATGAAGTATGATATTGTTTTTCATCATTATTACTTACCATGATATACAATTCATCATTTTCATCCAAATGCTTATGGATAGACTTCACAATAGCGATATGACCAAGAGTAATAGGATCACCAGCCAAACCAAATACATACTTCATATTATTATTCCTTTTAGTTAAAAAATTTATTCTGCTTTTGCTTTACGGAAGCCAAGTTCAAGTGCTTCGGCTACAGTAATGGAATCACCCTTATTATAACCCTTTCCGCCTTCATCTTCAGAACCAGCCTTAAACGTAGAAGGCTTTTCAGGTTCACCAGGATGGAATGTAAACATTACCTCTCCATCAATTCCTTCGTCAGAACCGGTAATCAAGATTGTATAGTCTACATCGGTTCGTGCGTCAGTAGGAATACACAACGACAAATAACCGGTATCCTTAGGGTCACGGAAATAAGCAATAGCATCAGGCGGGAATTCAGTCAACGAAATCATACCGTGATGCCCAGTAATATCCTTAGTAATAAAACCAGAACAACCAGGAGCAAGAACATTGAAATAGTCATCCCACGGTTCCCAATCAGCACTAAGTAATGCCTTTTCCATTTCTTCAACGGTATTATAATCAGTAGTGCTACCGATACCATTAGACAAACGCTGCTTAAGACAACTGTCATAATACTTAGGCATATTTTCTTTCAAACGATTAATACATTCGTAAACGTGGTTGCTAATAAGTTTGCTCATAAATCTCCTTGCAATATAATAAATTAATTTAACCTTGTCAATATATTTACAAGATTATTTTTGAGGATTACCGATAACCATCAAACATTCGGTCAGGTCGGTAAGGTTAGAGATACCACGAGCATATACAGAACCGTTCTTATAGACATAAAAGCTTTCACCACCCATCATAGTATTATGCTGCTTGATATCAAACACTTCACCGGTCTTCTTCATCGTAACCGTGAAACCAGTCTGACCATTATTCTGTGCTTCATTCCAAAGCTGATTAACACGTTCATAAGCTGCGCTCTTCATATATGCTCCTTGTTGATTACAATGTAAATATAATAAAAAACAGGTATCTTGTCAATACCTGTTTCATATTAAATTATGTAGAATGGGTTCTTGGTCTTAAAAGCAAATATTATGGTCATCTAAATGCATTTAATTTTCTCCTAAATTATCAATGCAACATTTTATATAGTTATTGTTATGTTCAACCACTTCATCTTTTAAATGGTTCATTAGATTATCGATATACTTTACATACGCATCCATTTTCTTTTTGGTTAGTTTCTTTTCTGGAATATCTAAATTATGAGTTATTTCTGAATACCTACCATCGATAATCAATACGGTTGCCATTCTGAATGAACATAAAGCTCTAGAATATACGACAAATAAATCCTGATAGTCTTTATGACGTGAACACTCTAAGTCATAATGGTATCTGTTATCATGATAAATTGTATGTAATAACATCAGTTTAATCATAAATTCAGGTTCAATAGTAAAACCTGCAGCTTTGTATTTACTGAGAAGTATATCATTATATTGTCGGATTGAACTCAATACGTTTCTATGCTTATCTCGTCGATAGCTTAAAAAGAAACCTAACACTGGCAAACCAATGATAAACAGACTAGATAAAATTTTACCAATAAGTTCTTGTTCCATATTAGTCTAACTTATTTAAATTATGGTTAATTATAGCGTTATTGAGCATAACACCTACTTGTTTCAAATAACTTTCCTTGGAATTCTGGCTAATCGGATAAAACTTGCCGTTAATAATAAACCCTTCAAATAATTGACTCATATCAGTATTTAACGCGGTATCATTATCCCAAATAAAAGTATCAAAATCTATATCGCCTTCTGTATAACCATGTTCATCAACAGTATGTGTATAAAATACCGTGATTTCGCCTTCAGTATTAAAATCAACTTCTATAATATCAATATTATGAAATACTAATAATTCATCGGTTGATTCATAGCCACTTGCATCATAATTTCCACGGACAACAACTAAATCAATCATGTAATTTAATATAGTAAAAGAAAAGGGCTTAGTCAGCCCTTTAATTTATAAATTTGCAAAAGAAACAACCAGAAATGTACCTATGCCCACTAAAATACCAATGGCAATAATACTAAGGATTTTATCCGTAATACATCCTTCCCATAATACTCTATCAACATCTGATTTTTTCGGTGATAGTATTTTCTTTATTTTTTCCTTTTTCATATATTATTTATACTGTTGGCATAATCTTATCATTTTCATCACTACTCATAAGGAAAACAATCTTACGTTCGACTGGTTCATTACCGGTGACATCTAATTTAAAATGCATATTACGTTCATGCCCACGGAACATCGTTGTGTTATTATATCTAAATGTGCAGATTCTATATTTTAATGTAGAATCATATTGTTCAATAATAATATCTACTTTAGACTTCCTAAATGCTGGTGTATGATATAACTTTGCTATCAATGCATCTTGAAATTCGCTAAAGTTAATTTCAATTGTACCATCATTTACATCTACTGACTTAACTCGAAGCATCAAGTCTTCTTCATACGGAGTAAGAGATGAATCATGAAATTCAAACTTAACCTGAAATAGATATGATTTCATAAGGTCAGGCAATGCACTAATCTTACTACTAAATGACGGGTTAATTTTTAAAATTGATTCAATCATTTCAGTAGTTTTCATAATTAACCTTCCCTTTTAATTGTATCATCGTAAGTTTCAACAGGTTCAGGTCGTTCAAGATACTTCTTTAACGTACAATGTGCAAATACACCTGCGAAAAATCCGCAAAGAATGGTCATTAGGTAACGCTTCATTTTTTCTCCTTATAGTAATACAAGTATCGTTGTTACAGCTAATTGTACTAAATGGATTAGCTGGTCTTGGATCAAATTTATTGCTTTTTTATTTGCTTTTAAATTATCCACAATAAAATGGATAAATCCATTAAAGATAAACAATAATGTGACAGTAATAGTATCCGTGTAAAAACTACAAATCAATGCAATCCATGCTGACCAGCTGAATGCATGTATAGCTAAAGCCATTAAATAATCATGCTTATACATGTCTTTACAACCTTCTTCATGTTGCTTCCACCAATCACGTTGTTTAAGTTTAGACAAACAGACTGGCTGCAATACAAAGTCATCTATTACATGTGCCAAAAATAGTAAAATAAATAAAACCATTTACTTATATCCGGGGTTTAATTTGATAATCTTATAAACTTCTGACGGGACTCGAACCCGCTTCATACGAATTATATTAGATTTTTGTTTTCAAGTATCAATCTAAAAACGTACCCTTCCTTGATACTATCGGGCGCACGGTCTTTCCTACCTTGATCCAAAACAAAATTTCTTTATTGGCGCCGTGCAGTTTGCCCAGATCTTTAAAGAATCTTATCTACCAATTAGTACCCCACCTAGGACTTGAACCTAGAACCTTCAGATTAAGAGTCTGCAGTGCTAACCAAATTGCGCCAGTGAGGCAAATTTTAGTGGTCCACCTTGGATTCGAACCAAGATCGAGAGATTCGTAGTCTCTAATGCTAATTCCATTACACCAATGGACCATATTTTTAGCGGTCATAACGGAACTCGAATCCGTATTACCAGCGTGACAGGCTGACGTCCTAACCGATTAGACGATACGACCAAAAATTTAGTGGACCGTAAGGAAATCGAATCCTTCCAGCCGGCTTGCAAGGCCAGCTCGCCTCCTTGGTACATGACAGCCCATATAATTATTTTCTACGAAAAATATTTTCTTTTAATTCTGGAAAATGTTCAACAATATCATGTATTGTTGTTCTATTTAAACCGGTTATTTCAGAAACTTTTTTTACCCAACCCTGCTTAGTTAAATCAACACCACTATTTAAAATTAAGTTTTTTCGTTTTTCCCATTCAGTATTAGATATACCGTCAGGTTTTATACTACCATTTTTTGTAATTAAACCTTCATTTTTGCAATAAGTATAATAATCAAAATCTACAATCTTTCTATTTTTACTTATTTTACATTTTCTTGCAATAGACCAAAGTTCATTACTGTTAAATACGCTTCTTCCTTCAACCCAAAAATCTTCTACCGGTTTTTCTTTAAACTTTTTACTTTCGCCTGTATTCCTATTTGTATACCATTTAGTGCCAAACTGTGAATTAAGATTTCCTGATTGTTTTATACTTGTTAATTCTCCAATGACTTTTACAAATTCAATACGTAAAGCTTCATACGCTCGAGAATTTATATAACGGCATTTTTCTTTGGTTGATTGTCCTTGCATTCGCCAAAGCGCACATAACATTTTATGTCTTTCAACGGTTCCTTTATTATACATTTTAACAAGTAACCAATGGCAGATAAAATGTTCACGTGCCGTTAATTTAACAAGATTTTCCTTATCGTTTGTACCTCCTAATGATTTAGGTTGAATATGATGTCTTTCATAATAACCTACATGTCTGTTTCTATTTTCTGTTTCTTTTTTTGCTTTTTCAATTATTTTATAATATATAGCTTTGTAATTCATATATTATATAATTCTTTGTTTTTCGAACTCGTAATTTAATTATTGCGAATTCTTTTCGTGGACCTATAGGTATTCGAAACCTAACGAATAGAATGCAAATCTATTATGCTACCATTACATCATAAGCCCATATAATAAAAAATTGACTCCTTGTTGCACAGAAGTCATTCTTTATAAATCTTATTTAGGTTTAACTCTAAATGACCCTGTGCTTAATTTTTCCATCCGCATGTGCGCGATCACCACGCTTTGCGTCGGCGCGGCGTGCTGCATCAGCATTATGTCCAAATGTAAATACGAAGTTAGTCATTTTTTATCCTTTGTAATTATATATATAAAAATTATTTTCCTGTTTTCGTTTTTTTGTGTTATTTATTTTAACGTTATTAAATATAGTAAAACATTTTTCTTTTGTAAACCCTTTAATTAAAAATTTATCTGAATTTTTTAGTTTTAATTAAAAAGTTAATTTCTAAACCATAATGAGTTTTAATATATGTTGTTACTATACAACTAATTAAAGAACAAATAAATATTTTCATAATAATATTTATCCGAGTATGTCCGAATGTCCATCAAAATCGTTTAGTTTAAAAATAAAATATTCCCGATGCTCATTGACTTTCTTTACATAGTTCTTGGTTTCTTTAGGAATGGAATTAAATTGTCCATTTTTCCATTTATTAGCATTACCAGGTCCACCATTATATCCTGCAGAAATCAAATCACGTTTGCCGTATCGTTGATGCAAGTAATCTAGATACTTAATACCAATTTCAATATTCTTTTCAATATCGTAGATATCTGAATGTTTATAATCAAGTCCGTTCTTCTTAGCAATGCTTACAAAAGTGCTAGGCATAATCTGCATAAGGCCAATTGCGCCACACCATGAGCGTGCTTTGTAATTAAATCGACTTTCGGTCATTATAATGGCCATAACGTACTCATATTCGAGTTCTGTGCTCGCCGTTTCATTCCAGATGGTAAACGCCAGGTCATTTGCTTCTGACTCCGTATAGAGCTTTCCTTGAGTCTTTAGAATAAAGTCAGATGCGTTCTTAATTTGCATGCTTTCATTGAATGAAAGGTATGTATAGTCATTAGCGGATGCAAATAGAATACTAATGCTAAACAATAAAATAGTAATTAATTTCTTCATTTGTACCTCTTAATTATGCTGGCACAAATATAATAAAAAATATAGGTTATGTAAACCTATATCCTTATTAATCTTCTAAATATTCTGCATATGTTTGTTTAACCAAGTTAATCAAATATTCTGCATTCTTTTTATGTAATCCATCCTAATCTTCGATTTCATCCATAAATGTTTCAAATACGCTTTGAACACCAGCTTTATATGCGCTATTCCATGCACTATTTAATAGGTTTTTCATTTTCCCCACCAGTCATCTGCAGAAGGTTGACGGTCACACCACCAAGGATTTTCACATTCATCAGTAACATCGGCACCAGATGCAGAAAGAAGCGTAGTATTGAAATGCATTTCAATTACGTTCATTTCTGGTTTTTGATATTCTTTCTTTTCCATAATCTATTTATTGCTTTTCAATTTTAATATCAATACCTTCACTATACTTCAAAATACTTTGTGCATTTTTCAATGATTCCGTAAACGCAATTGCATCTGTTTTTAACAAAAATGCCTTAGCAGAGCGACGAACGTCGCCATGATAATGACCATATCGTGAATCCCACGATACAATCCATACTTCTGCGCCGTCTACTTCTTTTTCAGTAACTTCTGCAATCTTTTCAGTCTTTTTTGTAAATCCAAACATTTTTACCCCTTATACGTTAATTAAAACTATTACCATATAGTCTCTTATTTATATTATTAATATAGTAAAAGGATTAACTAATGTCAACCCTTTTATTTTAATTATCAGCAATATCATTTTAGTCTTTATTCTTTTTGCGCAGTTTTTCTAATACATTAGAATCAATGACCAATGGTGGCTTAACTTCAGAAGTACCGTCAGGATATACTGCTATATCGTCAAACATCATATAGAAATCCATATAATTATACTTATCTGTATGTTCTATATAATTCCATGCATCAGCCATAAGCGCACCCCAATGACGCCAGGATGCAGTATATACAAACGACTTTCCATTTGAGAGTTCGATTAATGGCGCACCGCATGCACCGTGTTGATGATATTCACCATCAAACTTATACTTATTCTTTATAATTTCACTGATAATAACTGACTCTACTTCGTTATGGTCATACTTAAAATCAGGTTCGCTAAAATCCGAATCAGTCGGTTTAACCCATTTAATAATTCTCATTTCAATATGCATAATTACCAACTTTCTATATAACAAGCCTTCGTCGTCACTCATAGTAGACAGATATTTTTAATTCTATAAAAATAAATATCCAAACCTATATTTACTCCTATACATTTTCAGTAATATATTCTCTAAGTTTTTCTAAATCCTGCTTAGTTTTAAGTTCCCACGCAATTGGAATCATGTTTTCTGTAAGCTGAGTAAATACACGGTGTTCTGGATGAACTTTAATTACTTCTGGATTATACGTTTTATCTTTTAGATAAAGTTGTATATTCCAACCTTGGTCATTGTCGGGAATTGTTGTTTCTAATTCCTTTTTATAATTAAAACCAAAAAAAGAATATCGTTCATTACATTTAAAATTCTTTACCATTGTACAATAACGGTATTCTTCATTATCAGTATATGGATTGGGAATAATTTCGTATAATTTACTTGTCGGGGTATATAGTCTGATAAACATATTCGTTATAATCCTTATTTTCCAAAACTTCCTTATATTTCATCCTTATCCAATTCCGAATTCAACTTCACCTGGATTAATCTGATATGCAATATTTGGATGTAAACGCATAACTCGTTTTGATCCAACTGCGATTGTTTCAAAATCCTTTGGTTCCAGTGAACGCCAGAATGTCATATTATCTTTTTTGTCAAGGATAGTAATTTCAGTATTACCATCATAACAATACAATGCGTCAATAAGTTCATTAACTGTCATATAATAACTCCTTAATCAACAGTATAACTAAAATCTAGAACTTGAGCCATAAATTATTCCTTAGTATCATTAATTACTTTTAATGCGTCTTCTATAACTTCTCTTAGATAACGTTCATTAAAATCATCATTACAAATAATCTTATGTCGATGCCAATGAAAGTTACCATCGTGTTCTTTGTACAAGTTTGACCAAACACTTACATTCTTCGTATGATAATTTTCTATTGCTTCTCGTGGTGGGAAGATTGCCCATGCAATTGCTTGCCCACCAATATGATTCGGCAAAAACAAATACACTTCTGCATCTTTCCACTGTTTATACCGACCATGGTCATGTTTCTCAATTTCAAGACCATACTCTTTAGCTAACATATCAAAATCTAGTCGCATATATTATTTCTTTGAAAAAGCCCAGTTATAAAGTTTTTCAAAACCACAACATATCCAATAGACAATGAAAATAACGCTGAAAAGACCAATACTACCTAGTTCAAGACATCCTATAATTATACCAATGATAGAAATAAATTTATTCTCATCTTCCCACTTAATACCCTTGTTATTATTAAATTCTTTACAAGTACCCATTTGAGTATATGAATGATAATTATTGGTATTCATAACGATTCTATAATTCACGTTATAATAACCATCATATTTTGAGTGTTGAACTGAAGTCCATTCATATATACATTTACCATGTGCAGTCACATCCCGATGCTGAACATAGAGTATAGTAGGAATATTAATAATAGCAATAGCAATTGCTATAACAATATAAAATATAACTTTTTTCATTATCATTTCCTTTACAAAGAATTTTTAATTTCAGCCTTAGTCAGATCGTCAAAGTCAGAAATCAATTTTTTAATAGTATTAATTTTTTTCCATTTTATCACCGATAACATGAATAGACAATACTTCTGGTTCAGGCGGATTTTCTTCAAGCGTATAACGGTTAATATTATATCTTAATGCTTCATTGGCTTTTTCCTCAGACATAAATTTATCGGTACAATGTCCATTTGCTAAATTACGGGGTCCATAACAATTTTCCCATTTTTCTTCAGTAACTATTTTAGTACGAAAAAATCCAACGTCATACTCGTATATGTTTTTACGTTGAACAAAATAAACAGGTACTATATTACCTGTATGAGTATCAAGTTCCTGCTTTTTAATAATACGAAATTCCATAATATTACCTACCTATTTCATAATACGATAAAAGAAAATATCACCAGCAAGAATAAGCCACAAAATACCAATATACCAATCCGGTGTATGTGAAATATGGCAAAAACAAAAAATGGCATTTATAATACCACATATACATCCAATAATACCCAAACGCTTCATAGGTTATTCCTCTTTTAATTTAAATATAATAAAAAATAGGTATTTTGTCAATACCTATTTAAATAAACTAGCTCACTGTTTGAATTCCTTTATTTCTTTCTTTTTAAAGATACTAGCAATACTTGCTACGACGTCTTCAATAACTATACCAATTATTAATAAACTAATTATAGTTAAACCCGGATTATTTGAACACCAATTTAATACTTCCATAATTTACTCCTTATTTAAATTTGAAATAAATTCTACATCATCTTCTGCTACAATAGGCACAGCACCATCGAACACAACTTCATTACGGTTCATGACCTTTGTAAAGATAGGCATATCGATAACTTCAATAGAAGACCTAGTAATAAGCAGGTCTGGATTATTTCGTGCTTCATGATGTTCAGGAAGTTCATTAAGTTCTTCATCAGTGAACTTACGAGAAATTACTACTCTACGAGCATAGGTTCCACGCTTAAAGAATACTGGGTAATCATTCCAATTAATACCCTTTTCCATAAGCATATCTTGCTTTTCACTACCATTCTTTCCAAGTAACTGTGCATCACTATATACTGATCTTGCTGCCATAGAAATAGAATTCTTTGTTGCATCGAATTCACGCCAAAGAATATTATTTACTGCTTCAGTACGACTTGGAACATTCCAGCAACGACAATCAAAGAACGCCAGCGGCTTATTTGGATAAGACTTATGAATTACTTCATTAAACTTAGCAGTTGCCATTGATGCAATTACAGAATTCAGCTTAGCAATCTTACCATCAAACATTGGTGCCTTAATATCAGACAAAACCAAGCTAATTTCATCAGACTGAACATATCCAATACATGCATCAGTTTGTTCTACTAGAAACTTCATGGTTTCAATCATTGCTGCAGACATGTCTTCATCATATGGACGCTTCATACCACGTGTAAATGTATGAAATGCACGACCATCAACACGAACACAAATCGGAAGACCTGGCATAAGCTTTCGTCCTGCTTCCATCTGTTCATAAAGTTTCATTCTATCACCGAGTTTATCAATCATTCTTTACTTCGTTTAATTTTATTATTTAATAATTATTTTATGCTAATACTGAATTAACAATCTGAGAAAGTTTCTTAGAATCAAACTTACCCTTAGTAAGAGGTGTCAATTCCTTCATCATCTTACCCATATCTTTCTTAGTTTCAGCCTTAGTCAAAACTTTAACCTGATTAACAAGTTTAATAACTTCTTCTTCAGACATCTGTGCCGGAAGATATTTAGAAATAACATCAAGACGATGCTTAGTTTCATTAATCTTATCAGTTTGGTTAGATTTGTTATAAATTTCCAAAGCATCATTAAACTGCTTTACTGACTTAGAAATAACATCGATAACCATAGCATCATCAATATCTTTCTTTGTATCAATAGAAACTTTAGAAATATCAGATTTCAATGTTCTAAGAATAGTAAGATCTACGGTATTCTTAGCTTTCATATTTTCAATAATATCTTTATTCAATTCTTCAATTAACATAATTCCTCTGTAACCATAAGCTACAATGCCTTTAGGCTGATTAAAAGATGACGTTTAAAAATATAATAAAATATTTTATATTTGTCAATGTATTTTACAAAATTTTAAATTAAATCGTTATATATAATATATAGGTTAAAAACAATGGCAAGGAAACAACTAACAGATACGGAACGCGAACAGATAAGGCAAAGCCTCATCGCTACACGTAACCGCAGAAAAAATCAAATACTCAAGGTATTTGAGTTAAAAGTTAATTGCCATCAGACATCCAAAGAAACCTACGATAAGATGAAGCAATGCTTTATCCAGTCAAAATGGGTTTACAACGACATGTTAAGCCTAAGCGGCGCAGATAATAGCGATACTAGTGTTGAAACTTTGGATATTTTTAAATATAATTACCTAGACCATAAAATCATACACAGATATAATAAAAGCAAGAAGTATATTGAAGAAAAAATAACCCTGCCTACTTTCTTTCACCGTGGCATTATCCAACAATGCAAGACAAACATAGTTAATTTAGCAAAGGCTAAACGTAAAGGATATAAGGTTGGTTCATTAAAATTTAAATCTGAATATGACAGCATACCTTTACTTACTGGTTCGTTTAAAATCATAGATAACAGCCATATATATTTGCCTGGATTTAAAAATCTGAAAGTCTACGGTTTACACCAAATTTTAAACATTAAAGACTATGAAATAGCAGATGGCAGATTTATCAAGAAAGCAAGCGGATATTATATACATGTTAATGTCTGTATAAACAAGGATTCATTTAAGCAAAGAAAACAAACATATAAGGAAGTCGGTCTAGACTTCGGTATCAAGGACAACATAACTACTTCTGATGGAGAGAAGTTCAACTGCAATGTGCAAGAAAGCGAGTATCTAAAGTTCCTGCAAAAACAACTATATAGGAAACAGAAAGACTCAAAGCGATATTGGAAGTTGCGAAATCAAATTCAGAAAGAATACGAACATCTTACCAATAAAAAGGTAGATGCTACGAATAAGCTGATACATTATCTTACCACCAAATATGATACTGTCTATTTTCAGGACGAGCAGATAGCCAAATGGAAAAAGAAAAAGAAATCAAAGAAAACAGGTAAGAAATGTGGAAACTCATTTGGACGGCAAATACAAGCATCATATCTCGGAAGAGTCAAAGCAAAATTAGTAAGTTTGGAATGGTCAAAATCGTTTAAAATAGACAAATTTCAGCCTACTACAAAACTTTGCACAGTTTGTGGTTGTCTTAATACGCTTACTTTAGCTGACAGAATATTCAAGTGCGCATGTGGTTATACCGAGAATAGGGATATTCATGCTGCTAAAAATGTAAAATCTATTGGCACAATTAAACGTGCTGAGTGCCTGGAACAGGCCTCCGTGGAGACATTATCCTCTACCGTTAAGCCAGCAATGGTAAACGGCAAGATAAGTCAATGAAACGAAAAAGAAGGTCCTACCTTTTAAGGTAGGGTTAGTTCACATAACTTTAATTCCTTATACGTTGCTTTTGTTTGTGTATTTTTCCAATTTTACAGTATCAACGACCAATTTCTGACAAGTCTGCATCATCAATCGCAAAGATTCAATCGCATCTTTTGCATAATGGTCTTTAATTCGTTCGTTCTTCTCAATTTCCCATAGCTTACGCAAAAATTCACCTGCTAAACGTGCAAACTTAAATTCATCGACATCTTTAATCTTTTCATTATACTTGTCAGCAATCTTCTGTGCTCGTTCTTTAGTAGAGTAATACCTCAAACCTTTATAATAATCGTTCTTAATTTCGGACTTATTATTAAACGAAAGAAAACCTACTTTATAGATATAACCGCTTGTTGAGAAATAGACATAATAATGCTCTTTCTTATTTTTTTCAGACATATATTTCCTTTTATACAAATAGCTTGTTCATAATCTATTTTATAATCCGCATTAATAATTATATTTCATGCAATCTTCATTGCACCAGTATGCGCCGTTTTCTCTAGCATGTTTAATATCTTTATCTTTACGTGATTTAATTTTCATTCCACAAACACATTCATCACAATCAATAAATGCTTCATGAATTTTTCCATCCATGCCTAAAACAAGATAAGGTAATTCACTAGGATTAGGACTAATTCGCATTCTTTCTCCTCTTCACAGTTTTATGGTTTTCCATTAAATATTCTTTCAAATTCTTTTTTAATAATATTTCTTTTTATTAAAGATAATAAAAAATAGGGTTTTTGTAAACCCTATTTTTAATAATTAGCTGGGAAGGTAGGACTCGAACCTACAAGCATTCGGTTTAACAGACCGACGTTCTGCCATTGAACTACAACCCAATTTTTAATTATAATATTTTCCTACTAATTTTTCATTAGAACAATTTTTATTTGATCTAGGAATAAATACGTATTTATATAATGGTATATACTTTTTAAATATATTTGTCAATGCCGGTTGTGTAATTATTTTTATTTGTTTACAAAAATCCCGTAAAGAACTATAATGTCCGCTATGATACATATCCCATAATTTTTTTGCTGTATTTATAGACTTTAATTCTATTTTTGTATATAATACTGAGTATTCTCCAATTGTTAAACCTTGTGTACGGTTTTTATTCATTGGTAATTTCCTTAAACATCTTATCCATATCGTCTTCTTTCATTTTCTTTTCGATATGATTTTTACATTCAGTACAATATGGACTGATCCAGCCTAAAGAAACATAAGTTGCTGGCTCGCCACAGATAATACATGTCTTTTCAGATTTCTGCTCAAGATCCTGAATCAAATTCATAATAATATCATCTGCAGTATTATCATACCATCTGATAAACCCAAACTTTTCCTTAATTTGCATAATCTTATAGTCTTTAAGAAAATCAATTTCAATAAGTCTAGCTTTAAGCTTTGGTAAAAATTCTTTAACGATATTAAGCCAGCCGCTTGGTACATCATCAATATGATTAAACTCAGATTCAGATACTAAGAATGGATACTCTTTAGCAAGTTCATTTTTTTCTTGTTCGGTTAATTCTAATCTTTTCATAATTCTACAGCCTGTGACGTCTTTCCAAAAATGGATTTAATTTTATATTTAATCTTGTTAATAATTCTACGCCAAATGTTAGGTTTCTTATATGAACAAAAGATTACACCGGGTTCATAATTAGTTTTTCCTTTAAACGCACAAAGTACGTCATTATCAGCATAGGTATCTTTATAAATTTTAATTTCACCGGGTTTCATTTTAACCTTTATATAATTGATATTTCTTACTTAATGACTTGCTAATCTCATCATCCAGCGGTTTAAACCATACGCCTACACGTACTCGACCTACACCATTTTCATCTACAAATTCCGGAGTAAGCTCTGTCTTACAACAATCGTCAATAAAACCAAAATCTTCACCTAGTTTTAATCCAAGTTCTTCAGCTTTAGAAACAACTTTCATTAAATCATTAAGATTTTTAGCTTCACAAATAGTTTTGGTGAAAATGTCATTAACATACTTCTCCATTTCATTTTCCGACACTGCTATAGTAATATACCTAATAGATTCATCACAGTTAGCATGTTCCCAATTGATTGAATTTTTTACCTTATTCATCCAATATGCTTCAGCACAATGGCCGACCATAGCTGCAAGCTTACCTGCTGTAAGATGCAAATCTTTTCTAATAATAAATAAACGTCTCATATTACTCCATTATAGATTCTTCAATAAAATTAGCGCCAATAGTATTACCCAATGTAATTACTAACAGAGCCGGGATATTTATAGTATCAGCATAAAACCAATAAAACATATCAGCTACACAGTGTTCGGCTCCAATCAAAATGAATACCATAACTGGCAGAACTACGATTAATGGATTCTTAGACTTTTTATAACCTGCTACTGCTATATGCATAAGCATACCGCAAAATATACCCAGAATTAAAAGCGACCAGTAAGAGTCTGAATTTTTAGTAGCTATTATTGCAGAAGCATCTATGTTTATTCGCGTTTGGAGGCATCCCAGGGCTGTAAAAAAACAACCTATTAAATTACCTATCCAAATCTTAAAAAGAGTCCAGAGGTACTCTAATTTGTGTTCTACGGTACGTAAATACCCAACTTTACCAGTAAATAGATTTAACTGGAATGTTACGACGGTTAAAAGTCCTAAAGAGAACAAAAATGTTCCCAAATACTTATTATCTACTGATAGATATGAAATACAGCCGATAGAAATACAGACACCGGCTAATATAGATTTAATCATTTTTATCCTTAAATGATGATAGCATAGTATATAAGAAATCCAAAGTAAACTGTATTATACCAAACATACTTAATAAGGCAATTATAATACAGAATATCAATAAAAACAAACCACAAAGATTGTAATTTACTGTCGTTATTGTATCACCAGCATTAGCAGCAGCAAATAGTATTCTTTGTGTTTCGTTCATATTACTCCTTAAAATGTGTAAGTTAACATCTTATCGAACTTAACAGTTACACTATCTCCATTATTTATTGTAAATTGGGCGATTTCAAACTCTGTATTTTCTGTGACTTCAATCACATTATGATGAAAAACCTGGTCTTTTGCTGTGATCAAGAACAACTTTTCAGGATCTTCTGTAGATTTCTTAATACGATTACAGCATTGAAGAATAGTTACAATAGATTCCGTAAGTTTAACTGTTGACCCGTCATTTGCTGGGACAATAGCATTAGATACTTGTGTAAAACGATTTTGAGACCATTCACCAAACTTGTTAGCGTCGGTCAATTCGTGACTAATTTCCATTTTCATGTTTAAATCCCCTCTTTTTAGAATAACAATCTATACAATATGAATATTCTACGACTGAACCGTCTTCGATTTCAAATTGTTCAATTACAGGTTCTTCTGTTTTATGTCCACACCATGCACATGTATAAAGCAATTTCATTAATATACACCCCAAGTTTCAGGAATCTTAATATAAAGAACTCCATCCGATACTTCATAATCAATTACTTTAAGTTTTTCGGTTTGACCAGGTTTATCATAAAAACCTTTCACTACATCACCGTCAAATGTAATTCGAATACTAGTGCGTATTACTGACTTATCATTTGTCCAGTCTGCAGTAGTAGAAACACAAAAAAGACCATTTTTATGATCAGTATTTACAATTTCATTGTCATCGTTAACATAGCGAATAACACACTTATCATAAAACTTCAACCCAGGTAGTTCTTTAACTTTCATATTAACCTAAAACCTTCTTGAATACGTTATAGTTGGTTGTTTCTTCTGCTTTGCAGAAAACTGCAAATTCAATAGTCTTAAAAGAATGTACAAATTCAGGAAGAATATTCTTATAAGCCCTAGCAACGATTTCCGGGTCATTCTTAAATGCGCCACAACCAAATGCGCCAAGTACTACATTTTCATTACCGAAATATCTAGCAGTTTCAAGAATTGCACGACCACGCTTTTCATGAAGTTTAAGCAAATCTTCATCAGAAATTTCAATCTTTGTAGTATTCTTTTCAGCATTATACTTATTTGCAGGACATTCACGCAAGTTAGGTGCTGCACAAGTAATAACGTTTACTGTCTTATTCTGATACAGA